AGCAAACCCAATTAAAAAAAGTATACCTGATATAGGTAAAAAGAAAGCTCCTACCACTGCTAATAATTGTATTATATATTGTTTAATTGAGGCTAATAAGATGGCTAACTGCATTCTCATAGTATTAGAATAGCGTTGTTATATCCATTCTCTCTAAGGTTACCACACATGCCAGTGCATACATTGTTATATTGATTGATACAGTTGCAGTTATTAAACATAGGCCGTAGATCTGTATCCATGTTAGTGGTAGATGTAAAAAGAGGGAAGAGATTTTTGTTAGCAAGTAACCATCTGATTAATCTCTGCTCAAAAAAACTAGCCTTCTGTGCATAGTGCTCCATACCAAAGGCCACCTCATTACGTGATACACTAGCAGAATAGTCACCGTTTTGAGTTTGTAATCCTTTGTTCTTAAGTTGGTAGGTCAAGCCGAATACAGCATCCTCAGCACTTCTCCATGCTATCACTGGCTGTATAAATTCTACTAGATCTACCTCATCAGGAAGTAGTGCCTGGTTATTATACTGAGTTAGCAAATAATTATAGAAAGTAGTACCTAGTATAGGTTGTACTCTTAGTGCTGCCTGAGTAGCTATGTATGGAGTAACATCTGTTACATCCACATTAGCAGTGATGGGTGTATTAACCTTTAAATAAGTTTCAGTTATGAAATATAGCATTATACAGTTGGTGTTATTGGGGTTACTACTACAGCAGCTGCTGCACTCTGAGTCATATCACCACCTTCTATAGGAGGAAGGGAAGCCAAAGCTCTTACCTCATTAATAGTCATAGTCTCTAATACTTTGTTAGCTACCAATGGGCTTAGTGAGTTGATTGCATCATTTACTTTGGAGCTCTCAGCTTCTAGTTCTACTATAGACTCATTAATGATCTGAAAGTTATTGATAGTAAATTCTGCAGGTATCTTAGAGATGGTTAATAGCTCATTAAAGATATGCTGTATACATGATCTAAGCTCCATTACTACGTTCTTTTCAAATATCACATAAGCCTGCTTAATATCTGCACCACCACCAAGGCTACCTGTAGTTCTTACTCCCATTAAGATAGGATCTATAGTGTGAGCAAAGCAAATCTGTTCAGTGTTAAGTTGTGAGGCCTCCTGAAAGAGACTATCATTACCATTATTGGGTAAAGCTTCTATCTTAGGTAACTGATCCTGGCTATTTGCAAAAAAAGCAACAGCCTTCCCTGCATTAGCAGCACCTTTTAACCTATCAATAGTTTCTTTAATCATGTGCTTCTCCTCCTCAGATTGTGGCCTCTTAGGGAACATCATAGCAAAGGATGGAAATACACTATTTTGTATATTACTTTTTGCAAAGTAGCTAAGCTCACCTGATAAGAAAGCAAAGTTAAGAGCTGAGGTGTATTGTGGTAATGAGTAGTAATCCTGCCCTAGTGATTTAATCTCATAGCAATATAATTGCTCATAGTCTGAGCATGTAATGTGGTATGGTTTGATTTCTCTTACATCTATATTAGTACTCCAGTCCTCACATAGATAGTACATATCTTTAAACCTAGATATCCTTACTTTCTCAGGTGATACATTCTCTATCTTAACTAATTTCTTTTCATTATCAAAGCATAGTTTAAAATAGATCCTATTGTGCACAATTAATTGACGGGTAACTGCCTTTACTGTTTGTCTTATTTTAATCTTTCTTTCGAACATGTAAAGTGCTAGCTTCTCAGGAGTAGTTAGTTTGTCAGTTGCCAAAGCAAAGCCACCACCTATTACTGCATTAGTTTTGTAATCCACTATGGCACCATGCAAGGGGCTAGAAAAATACATCTGATTAAGCATTTCAGGATACAGGTTATCTGCACCAAATCTCACCCACATATTGGTAGAGTACCTACCATTTACATAGGGAAGTGTTAGGTTACCTTTACCTACAGGTAGGAAGGGGGTGCTAAAAGATTGATAGCCTTCCACCACTTCTGGAGCTGTGCTCTCTTTCTTAAAAAAGTTACTATACCATGCCATAATTAATCGTATATTGAAGTTCCTACTGGCCCACTTACCACCATTCTACCCTCTTCTATCACCACTCCTGTGGACTGTGCAATAGTTAAAGGTAGTACATAGGGTACTGAGCTCTGATATATTTGATAAATAAACTGCCCTTGTTTTAAAATAATATCTACAGGCTCATTAAGTACAAAAAGATTGTATCTTTCAGGCCATAAGCTAGTATCTGCAGTAGTAAATAACTGAGGCACACTAGCAGTATTCATTTCATTAGTGAAAGCAAATAGATAATGAGGGGTAGGTACAGTAGTAACCTCTGTTAAGGTTAGCACTACCTGGTTAATAGTTCCCTGTTCAATGTATATCATACCTATATTATATGATGTTAGTCAAATGTTTAGAAATAAAAAAAGCCCCACAATATGCAGGGCTAATTTTAAGCGTGTTAAATGTATTAAGATACTCCGATAAGACCTAAAGCTGTAGGAGTCATATTAACTTCATAGGCTAAGTACTCATTTTCACCTAACAAAGTAACGGCATATTTAGAACCATCTGCTCTAGCAGTCCCTGATCCTTCAGCTACACCTGTAACTTGTAGGTATGGGAAGTACCAATAAAGACCATTAGCATCCAAAACAATAGCAGTAAGATATTGCTGTCCTGATCCTAAAATTTTGATAGCTCTAGACTTAGCAGCTTCTCTACGTTGAAACATCAAAGAGATAGTAGAAGTAACAAAAGATGATCCATTGATTAAGTCAATAGCAGCCTCTTCTGTAAAGCTAGATGTATTCCTACGGATGTAGTAGTTTTCAAATAAAGTAGTACCTGCTAAAGTGATACCTGTGATAGACCATCCTGTTCCCGCAGATGGATCAGTTGGTGCAATAGATGCGATTTCATCCTGTTGGTTAATCCATATTCCATAGATACCCCCACTGTTGTTATCACAACTTTTTACAATAGCCTCGAGGGCTTGACATGTTGCTGGCATTTTTTTAAGTTTTATATAAAGGGGGTTGCCCCCCTCTATGAATTAATATTAAGATCCGTAAACGATATCTGCAGGGTTAACAAAGCTAAATCCTACCTTCATGTTAGCACGAGTTCTGATAACTGGCTCAGCAACTGTATCTGCTAAGTTGATAGCACGTAAGTCTGAAGAGTCACCTTCACCATCAAATGCATAGATTAAGTTATCCTTTAAAGTGATTACAAGAGTATTGTTAGACATTCCTGGACAAAGAACAATTTTGATACCTAAGTAAGTAAGGGACAAGTCTTGAGTGATATATGCATTAGTGTTACCTGAAGCTACACCTAAACGGTAGATGTTTACTAATTGAGTAGGCATGTAGATACGCAAGTCAGCAGTTCTAGAAGCAATAGTTGCAGGAACCAAAGCAAAAGCACCTTGAATATCAATTAATAATTGTGCAAATGTAGGAGATGTAGCAGGAGCTACAGGTGCCAACATAGTGTAAGGCGTTACTCCTGAACCAACTGCTGTAAATTTAACCTCATAACCATCACATAAAGACAATGGATCTGGTACACCTGGAGCTACTGGAGGTAAAGATGTATCACCTTGCCATCTTAAGGACTCAATTTGTCCATTAACTGAATTAGCCATCTCAGACCAATAGAAGTTGAAGAAGTTAGCTACTGTGAAATCACCATTAGAACCTGCTGCCATTTGTAAAGATACAAAAGACTGCTCTAGATCAAATTGACACACCTGACTCATCGCGCTTAGGGCACACACATCTACTTCTACTGAGCTTAAATCATCAGTGTTAAGGTTAGGAAAGTTACAAGGGCTAGTAGCTAGTAATTGGTTACCAAAAGTAACTGTACCAATTTTAGTCTTATACTTTATTCCAGGTAAAGTACGGAAGTTATCTGTAATTTCAGTACCTCCTAGGTAAGCTTGTGCATAGAATGCATCAGCGTTTGGTGTTAATTCTGCACTTGGCAAAATGTTTAAATCAAATCTTAGTTTTCTCATTGTTTGTTTTTTATTTGTTATTGTTAAATTTATTAAACATACTTAATTTTTGTTGTGCACTCAAAGCCACAACCTCCTCCATCGTCTCCTCTTCTGTATCAACTACTAATGACTCTTCAAATTGATTTTTTAAATCAGCTATCATAGCCACAAGTGCATCTACTTGCTCAGTAATAAATGGACGTACTATCTCTAAGATAGCTTCTGCATCCATTGCAGGATCTACAGCCATTTCTTCCTCTTCTACTACTTCCTCTTCTACAACAGTATCAGACATTGCCTCTTCTTCTACTACTACTTCCTCTTCTTTTTCTCTAATTTCAGTGATTTCACCATCAACTACAACGTAGATCTTGCCGTCAATTAAGTGTTCACCATCAGGTAATTTGTTCATATTATTTAATTTTAGTTGTTGCTGTTCTTTTAGCTTCATACCTAGATATCCTTCTATGCTGAAACCTACCTGCCCATCTGCTACCAATTGAGCATAGTATTCTTTATCTGTTACCTGGGCCGTAACCATTAGTGTGCCCTCAGGTACTTCTATCCCAAAACTTGAATAAGCCTTATCCTCTTTAGGTGTATCTACTATCCATGCCTCAAGTACATAAGCAGGTACAGTCTTCTCAGTATCATGCTCTAGGTTAAACAAGTCTTTATTAGACATGTCTCGCATGAACTTTGAATGTATCTTCTCTATCTCCTCAATTGAAAATTTCACGAAATATTCTTTACCATCCTCATCATCCTTCCTATAGATCTCCATAGGGATAAGAGCAGGTGCTACTATGCGATACTTAAGATCATCTGTAAATATCATAGGCTTAACCTGGCTATTGAAAGCCATACCCATTACTTTGATAGCAGGAGTGGATGTAAAAGCAATTTGTTCTATACCTAAGTCCTCCCCATTTTCAGAGTATTCAGGATCTATAGTAATCTTGTAAACAGGTAAATTATCTTTTGCCATACCTATATTATAATTATTCATATATTTGTAAAAAAATTAACTATGGTAACTATTTTAGGAAGGGAGATCCCCAACAGAATTGAAGAGCTGACTATTGAGCAGTTCGAAGCAATTACAGATATTAACAATAACAAAGAGCTAGATCCTGTGGATAGGCACCTGCAAATCTTTGAGT